AATTAAGACCTAGTTTAGATAGACTTGTTCGTTCAACTCAAGATGTTACAAAAGCACAAAAACTTCAACAACTAGCCCTAGATATTTCTGCTGGAACTGGTAAAGATTTAGCAACTGTTACAGAAGCACTTGGTAAAGCATATGACGGCAATCTTGGGGCTTTAAAACGTATTGGTGTGCCTCTTGATGAAAACATTATTAAAACTAAAGACTTTGACGCTGCTACAAAAGCATTAAGTGAAACATTTGCCGGGCAAGCTGCTGCAGCTGCTGAAACCTTTGCTGGTCGTATGGCTCGTATCAAGATTGGTATAGATGAAGCCAAAGAACAATTAGGTCAAGCATTATTACCTTTACTTGAAAGATTTGCCAAATTTGCAACAGAACAACTAGCACCAGCATTACAAGGTTTAGTTGATGGATTAACAAGACAAGGTAAACAATCATTAACACGTGCTTTTTATGACGCTGGAACAGGTGCTGTGACTTTTGGTTACGATATGGACAACGTTCAAGGGCAAGCATATTTACTTGGCGAACAATTAAGAAAAACAACTGAAATTCTTGGTCAAATGCTAGACAAAGTTACAGGCGCAGCAGAAGGCGAAGGCTTTAAAAAACTATTAGAAGTTATCACAAGTGTTATTGCTGGTTTAGAAAAAGCCATTGACCTCTATAATCGTCTACCTGATTTTGGCAAACTACTTATTAACCCTGCAGGACAACTAGCACCATTAGCAGGTGCAGCAGCACAAGTACCAGGTGTTGTTAAAGGTGGAACAACCACAGTAAACAACTACAACATTAAAGGCTCAATAGATCCACAAGCCACAGCTAGAGCCATAGTTAAAGTCCAGACCACAGCAACAAAAACAACAGGTATTAAACCATTTATTCCAGGTAGGTAACAATGACAGTATTCACACCGACCTACCGAGTCACTATCGCTGGCGTTGAACAAACCTCAACAACTTTACAAAACGGCACAATTACCTATGGTCGTAATGATTTTTTTGAAGCAACACAACCTAGTTACTGCAACATTGAGTTATTAAATCTTGATGGCACAAGCCCAGTAGTTGAACTACTTGACACAGTTATAATTGAAGTCCAAGACACTACAGGAACTTATGTCAAATTGTTTACAGGTGAAGTCTCAGGTGTTTACAACAGATTTGAGGGTGCTGGCGCAGCTGGTAAACCTAATACTTTACAGATTCAAGCCATTGGTGCTCTTGGTTTATTGGTTAAACGTTACGCAGGTTCTGTTGCTTACCCTGAAGAACTTGATGGAGCACGTATTCAACGTATTTTAGAAGAAACACTTTATATTGCTTGGGAAGATCTAAGTAGCACACTTACTTGGAATGATGTACCAGTTGCCGAGACTTGGGCTAACTATGGTGTGCAAGGCATTGACACAATTGATGCAGGACGTTATGAGATGCTTGCTAGATCAGCCTCAATTGCACAGGCTTACGAATTAACAGATACAACACAACAGTCAGGGTTAGGATATTTGTATGACACAACTGATTTCAAAATTGGTTACGCAGACGCAGAGCGAAGAAGCGAAAACTATACAACTAATCTTATCGAACTTGACGCTAATCTTGTAAACGCAGATATACAAACAAGGCTTCAAACAGCAGACATTGTTAACAGCGTTGTAATTCAATATGATGACCCAGTTCTTGAGGTTGTAGCACAAAATGACACGTCTATAAATAACTATGGTTTGTTAGAAGAAATTAGACCTACTATTTTGGCTCAGACAGCTGATGCCACAGAACAAGCTACAAACTTTGTTAACTATCGTGGAACACCTAAAACCTCGCTAGAAGCCGTATCAGTAAACCTTGCTCATTCAGATATGACCAACACAGTCAGAAACAACCTTTTAGGCGTTTCAATGGATACCCTTTTATATTTAGACAATATCCCAGTAGGGCTAATTCCTGAAGGTTATTTTGAAGGATTTTGTGAAGGCTGGACTTGGACACTTGGGCGCAAAAATTTAGAGCTGACAATGTCTGTTTCTAACTCGATCTATAGCACCCTCTCAATTCAATGGGAAGACTACAACTCTGCAATTCAATGGCAGAACCTTGCTAATGATTATCGTTGGCTTGACGTTATTTAAGAAAAGGATAAACTAGAGACTATGCCAACAACTACCAATAATGGTTGGACTATTCCAGCCGACACCGATCTTGTTAAAGATGGTGCAGCAGCCATTAGAACCCTTGGTAACGCTATTGACACAACCCTAGGTGTGTATTCACCTTCAACAGCTGGTCTAGTTAAAATTAGCACAACAACTTTTAGTGCAGTCAGTTCTCAAGCATTTAATTCTGTATTTTCATCAACCTATGATAATTACAAAATTGTTGTTTCTAATTTAACACATTCCGCTGGTGGAGTGGGCGTTAATATGCGTTTAAGAAAATCTGGAACAGATGACTCAAGCACAAATTATATTAGACAATACGTAGATGCAAATGGTACAACATTAGCAGCAGCAAGACCTGGTACAGATACATTATGGCTAACTTTGTTACCTGCTACTGGTACTGAAAATGGTTATTCAGAAATAACAATTTTTAATCCTAATAACGCTACTATAAAAACTGGAATTATTGGTGGTTTTCCTTACAACGGAACAACTTTAGTTTCACAAACTTATTACGGGGTTCACAACGTAGGTACTTCAGCAAATTATGATGGTTTCAATTTAATACCTGGTAGTGGAACAATTAGTGGAACAGTGAGTGTGTATGGCTACGCAAAATAAAATAATCATTGGTATTGACAACACAACTGTTGAACTTAAAGGTGAAGAAAAAGAAATTTTTGAATTAGATAGAAAACAAATGGTTGAAAAAGCAGAATTGTTAAAACAAGATTTAGAAGCATTAAAAGCTCTTAAAGTGTCTGCTTATACAAAACTTGGTTTAACCGAAGAAGAAATAAATGCAATCCTTTAATTACAAACAATTATCTTTAGCTGCAATTGCTTTCTTAGCAGCTTGGCAAGCAACAGACTTCGCCCTTGACTATCGTGCCGTGTTAGGTGCTGTTGTAGCTGCTTCAATGGGAGCTATGAACCCTAATGCTAAAACCAAGACTAAGTAAAGCAGCTGAGCAATTACGCTCTGAAATAAATACCAAGTATCCTAAGCGCGATAAGCGTAGTGATGGTTGGATAGGCGACACAGCGCACAACGCACGTAAATCAGATCACAACCCAGACAAAAATGGTTGGGTACGTGCTATTGATATTGATTCAGACCTTGTTAAAGGATCTAGTAAAGAATCCTGGTTACTTGCTGAACAGATTAAGACAATTGCACTCAAAGGTGACAAAAGGGTCAGTTACATTATTCACCAACACAGGATAGCCTCACCACGACAAAATTGGGCTTGGCGTGTTTACAAAGGTTCTAATCCTCACGTGTCACACCTTCATATATCCTTTACAAAGGCAGGCGACCTTAACGGAAAGGCATTTGGAATATGAGCAAACCTAAATCAAAGAAACAAACAATTGAACTACCAGACGTAATGGCAGGCGAACTTGTACGCATAGTAAACACAGCTCACGAAGAAGGCAAACTTATTGTTGGCTTTGTTGCTTGCTTGGAATTGTTTGATGGACGCAAGAAGACTGTAAAGATTGTTGCTAACCAGGATATGCCACAGCATTCAGTATTTGGCATTATCAATTATGCAGCTGAAAAATACCAATTTACTCTTGCACCTGATGAAGATGAAGATGACGATTTCTATGATCCGAATTGGTTTGACGGACAATGATAAATGAACTTATTGGAATTACTGGTTTACTTATTACTGTTCTTGTTTTGGTTATTAAAGCAACTGCAGAAATATCTAAAATGAAATCCCAGTTATTCCCTAATGGTGGTTCATCTTTGAATGACAAAGTAACACGCCTACAGATTGAGGTATCGAAAATTTCAACAACTATTAGTAGTATTGAGACACAGTTAGGAAACAAACCTAAACGAAAGAGGTAACTTGAAACGTTACGTCATTATCTCAGATTTGCAATATCCCTTTATTAAGAAATCTTACGTTGACAGTCTTTTAGATTACATAGATTATGTTAAACCAGATAAGTTACTTTGTGTTGGTGATGAGCTTGATTGTCAACAAATATCAACCTATGCACGTGGAACAGCTCTAGAGTTTGAGGGTTCTTTACAAAAGAATATAATAGGTTTGAAGGGCTTACTCAAAGAATTCCGTAGTGCTATTGGACGCAGTAAGCCTTTCCAAATACAAAGAAGTAATCACACTATTCGTGTTGAAAAGTATGTTGCACGTCACGCACCGGCATTTAGTGTTTTAGATGCAATCAAGATTGAAAACCTTTTAGGTTATAACGATAAAGACATTCAGGTTACTTACAACAGATCATTAACAGAAGTTGCCAAAGGCGTAATAATGGGTCACGGCGACGAAGGCAGGCTCTATAATCACGCAGGACAAACAGCTCTTGGACTAGCTACAAGAACTGGTAAAAACGTTGTTTGTGGTCATACCCACAGACAGGGCATAAGCTCTGCTAGCCACGGATATGGTGGCAAGTTGTCAACCCTTTGGGGTATGGAAGTTGGGCATCTTTGCGACCTTAATAGTGCTGGTATGCGTTATATGAAAGAAGGGCACGCTAACTGGCAAGCAGGCTTTGGAATCTTGTACGAACAAGACGGAGTGGTTAAACCTGAGTTAGTACCTTTTAATAAAGATGGCTCATTTATAGCCGAGGGTGAACTCTGGCGTTAACGCCGTTATCAAATTGTTATAATTCAATGCTGTGTTTTGACACAGGTATGTTCTAGCCTCGTTCTAACGAAAGGGGCAGTATGGATAAAACTTGGTATCCAATTTCTCATCTCTT